AAGAGCGAGGGGAAGATTGGGTAGACGCTAGTATTGATCAGCTAAACGCTTTTATTCGCGAGTGAGAAGAAAACCCTTGAGCCTACGGGCTCTTTCTTTTTTGCGAGGTGAACCAGTGCAACCTTGGGCGAAGTCATTCTATAAATCGAAAGCATGGCGGCAATGTCGCGATGCTTTTTTTATTTTCCGACACGGGATATGCGAGCGCTGTGGAGCACCAGGGTATGAGGTGCATCATAAAGAGTACTTAACTCCTTTGAACATCCATGATCCGGCCGTCACCTTGGCCTGGGAGAACTTAGAGCTGCTGTGCCCTACATGCCATAGCAAGGAACACAACGCGGCACCGCTAACAGCTGACGGGATTGCCTTCGACGCCGATGGCAACGTGATATATACCCCCCCGGGTGAGGATGTTCCGCACACCCCCTAGGGACCGTGCGGGCTCCTTCGAAAACCTCGGACTCAATCTCCACATGAGGGGGGGGTAAAAGGGTGGTGAAAACATATGCGGCTTTATGATCCAGACGACAAAGAAAAGCAGATCAAGAAAGAGATATCGAAACTTCGCAAGCTCTTTAGAGCGTTGCCGAAGGAAAAGCAGAAGGCCATAGAGGGACTAATCCAGGAAGCCGCATTCATGCGGGTGACTCTGGAGGAGGCTCGGTACATCATTGACAGGGAAGGCGTGCTAGAACTATTCGAACAGGGCAGCCAGAGATTTCTCCGCGAGCACCCGGCCACTAAGGTGTACAATACCATGATCAATCGATATTCGGCAGTTTGCAAACAGTTGTTTGATATGGTGCCCGATGCCGATGATGCCAAGAAGGCAGAAGATGAACTAATTGCATTTGTAAAGCAGGCGAGGACATGAACTGGGTCGAGGCGTATCATCAAGAGATTGCTAGCGGTCGCGTAATTACGTCGGCTAAGGTGGCCAAGATTTATGCCCGGCTGGCTGACGAGATACGGAACCCACGTGGCGATTGGATATATGATCAAGAGCGGGCTCAACGCCCCATAGATTTTATTGAACGCTTTTGCCGACAGAGTAAAGGTGAGTGGTTGGGACAGCCGGTTAAATTACTTTTGTTTCAGAAGGCGTATATAGCCGCCCTCTTTGGTTTCGTGCATAAGGATACGGGCGAGCGGCGCTTTAAAGAAACGATGTTCTTGGTAGCCCGCAAGAACGGTAAGTCCACGATGTTGGCAGGTATAGCCCTGTACATGCTTGTTGCGGATGGCGAGGGTGGTGCCGAGGTGTATTCAGTTGCCACAAAAAAAGACCAGGCGCGTATCGTTTTTAGTGAGGCAGTAAATATGGCTAGGCAGTCACCGGCCCTGTCTAAGCACTTGCGCAAACGCAAAACTGACATGTACATGCCTTTAACCTTCTCGAAGATCGAGGCTCTTGCCAGCGATAGCAACAGCCTGGACGGCTTGAACTCCCATTGTGTCATTATCGACGAGCTGCATGCCATTCGCGATCGTAACCTATACGAGGTCATGAAGCAAAGCATGTCTGCCCGTCGGCAACCAATGCTAGTGATGATCACTACGGCCGGAACTGTGCGCGAAAGCATCTATGACGATATGTACGACTATGCTTGCAACGTCGTTGATGGAGTAATTGAGGATGAGCGTTTTCTGCCGGTGCTGTATGAGCTGGACGAGCGCAGCGAGTGGACAGACTTTCGCGCTTGGGAGAAAGCTAACCCGGGACTGGGAGTAATTAAGAAGCTAGATGACCTCACTGAGAAGGTGGAGCGGGCCAAGAATAACCCGAAAGACCTGCCGGGTATATTGTGCAAGGACTTTAACGTTCGCGATACAGTGGCCGGCTCATGGCTCAGTTTTGAAGACATAAACAACGAAGAAACCTTTAGCATGGAGGATGTGCGCGATTGTTATGCAGTTGGCGGTGCTGATCTGTCTAGCACCACCGACCTAACCTGTGCCACTCTGTTGATCATGAAACCGGGTAGTGATAAGAAATATTGCTTGCAACAGTATTTCCTACCAGCTGAACTAGTAGATTTCCGAGCTCGTGAGGATAAGATTCCCTATGACCGTTGGGCTGAGCGGGGGCTGTTAACACTCTGCCAAGGCAACAAAGTAAACTACTCAGATGTAACTGCCTGGTTTATACGAATGCTCCAGGAGTATGGCATTAGGCCTTTGTGGGTCGGTTATGACCCCTGGAATAGCCAGTATTGGATTCAAGAGATGAAAGATAGCGGTTTTGAGATGGAGGAAGTAAGGCAGGGATATAAAACCTTGTCGCAGCCAATGAAGGAGCTGGAGGCAGACCTGCGGGCCCATGTAATCAACTATAACAACAACCCGATCCTAAAGTGGTGCTTAACCAATACCAGTGTTAAGCGAGACGAGAACGATAATATTAGGCCAGTTAAGGGCCGCAACCAAAGGCAGCGCATCGATGGCGCTGTTTCGCTTTTAATAGCCTACACAGTGCTACATAGTCATTTGTCCGACTATAAGGCCCTAATTTAAGGTGGTGAGAGAGTGAGCAAGGAACGACGTGGGCTTTTTGAAATGATTTTTGGCCCTAGACCTAGACCCCAGGCGGCCACAACTCAGTTTAAGTTGCTAAATGGTTATACCCCAGTGTTCACGTCCTTTGGCTCCAACGCTTATGCTAGTGACGTAGTGCGTGCGGCTATTCACACCATTGCTAGCAACGCTGCTAAGCTGAAGCCAAAGCACATAAGACGCGTGGCAGGGCGAGTGAGCTATGTTGAGAACTCCAATGTGGAGAGGCTGCTACAGTTGCGACCGAATGAGTTTATGAACTCGTACGATTTTCTCTACAAGGTAATCACCCAGCTCTATATGAAGAATAATGCCTTTATCTTCATGATGACTGATGGTCCAAGCGTTACCGGCTTCTACCCGGTCAATGCCTCCGCAGTAGAGCTGCTGGAGACACCAGGCGGAGAGGTATATGCTAAGTTTCAGTTCATGGGTGGCCGGCAGGCAATTCTGCCTTATAGTGAGATTATTCATTTGCGCCGGTTCTTCTATGAGAACGACATGTATGGTGAGACAAATGAACAAGCACTCTTGCCGACTTTGGAGCTGATCAACACCACCAACCAGGGAATTATTAACGCTGTGAAGTCTTCTGCCCATTTGCGCGGACTGCTCAAGTTTACACAGACAATGCTTAAGCCCGAGGACATCAAACGAGAGCGTGACAGGTTTGTTAGCGAGTATATGACTGTCAGTAATGATGGAGGCATTGCTGCCCTGGACGCAAAGGCAGACTACACCGAACTCAAAAGCGAGCCGCGGTTAGTCAACCATGCTCAGATGAAGATTATAGAAGAAAAGGTCTACAAGTACTTTGGCGTTAACGAAGCCATTGTCATGAGTAAGTATAACGAGGATGAATGGAATGCCTTCTATGAATCGGTAATTGAGCCTTTGGCTGTGCAGCTATCGCTTGAGTTTACCAGCAAACTGTTCACCGAACGCGAGCGGGGGCATGGAAATGAGATTATCTTCGAGGCTAACCGGCTCCAATACGCCAGTGTAACTACCAAGATAAATCTGATTGAAAAGCTGATGGACAGGGGGTTGATCAGCCTGAATGAGGCCAGGGAGATCTTCAACTTGGCGCCTATCGAAGATGGCGATCGGCGGATTGTCAGCCTGAACTACGTTAATGCAGACAAAGCTGATTTGTATCAGTTAGGGAAGGATGGTGATGACGATGAAGACGGCACAGAGGGAGATAAGGTTAGCGGAACTAAGGGCAATTAGCCCCGGGGGTGATGGCCCGGTCGAGATGGTCGTAGAAGGGCGGGCTATTGTTTATGATAGCCCTACTGTTATGTACGAGTATGATGGGGTGAAATACTACGAGGTCATAGCTAAAGGGGCGCTGGAAGGCGCTGATTTACGCGATGTTCCCTTCAGGTATAACCATTCCAATAGTGTAATGGTTATGGCACGTACAAGGAACAAGACTTTAGAGCTCATTCCCGATGATAAAGGGTTGCTGATTAGGGCGAAACTAGCCGATACCACAGCAGGTCGTGACCTATATGCTCTCATAAAGCGAGGCGACATCGATAAGATGAGCTTTGCTTTTACTGTTACTGAGGCTAGTTACAACAAAGAAACTCGAACTCGCACCATTGTGCGCTTCAAAAAGATCTGGGATGTGTCGGCGGTGGATACCCCGGCTTATTCAGATACAAGCATCTCTGCAAGGAGCTTCTTCGAGGCGGAGGCCGAGAGGGAGCGCAAGGCGCTGGAGAGGGCCGAATTGCGGAAGAAGCTGCTGCTAAAGACATATCTGTTCTAGGAAAAAAGGAGGTATACAAATGTTTGAGAAGCGAATGAAGGAAATCCGGGACCGGCAGCTTGAGATTCGCAAGCTGCTAGAAGGTGATGACCAAGAACTGAACTTGGAGGAGTTGGAGCAAGAACTGTGAGACCTGGAGGCCGAGTATAAGAACCTAGAAAAGCGGCAGGCCATGGCAGCAGGTATTCAGGCTGGTACCGTACCTACTCGCATTATCGTGGCGCCGGAGGGCGAGACTAGGTCTGTTGTTGGCATGGAACGAGACGAGATACTGTCTACTCCTGAATATCGCAGTGCATACCTAAAGCGGCTACAGGGTCGCCCCCTGAACGAGGCTGAACAGCGGGCCTTAACCACTGCTCAGAATAGTGCTGGTGCAGCTGTGCCTACTCAGACGCTTAACCTGATCGTGGACAAGCTGCGCCAGACCAGCGCGTTGTTCCCTCACATTACCGTGTCGTATGTACCTGGCAATCTGTCTATAACAGTTGCTAATGCGAAGAATGCGGCCAGCTGGAAAAACGAAGGGACCGATGGCACAGCAAAGGATGACACTGTAGTCAGTGTGAACCTGACTGGCTATGAACTTATTAAGCTGGTTGAGATCAGCGCAGCGGCTGAGGCCATGACCATTGATGCTTTTGAAGCATACATCGCCAGCGAGATCGGCCGCCAGATGGCTATTGCCGTGGAGAACGCCATTCTTAACGGGGATGGTACCGGTGAACCGACTGGCATTCTGCAGGGTATCACCTGGACGGAGTACAACTCTACGACCTTCGCTAAGGGTGGGACCATTAGTTATGACAACCTAATGGACGCCCTGGCGTTGCTGCCTACGATGTACCACCCGGGTGCAGCCTTTGTCATGAACCGCAAGATGCTATTTGGGGGTATTCGTAAAATCAAGGATGATACCAAGCAGCCAATCTTTGCTTACAACGCTCAGGATAGGGCAGCCATGACCATTCTTGGCTACCCGGTTATCATCGACGATTACATGCCTGATAACACCATTCTCTTAGGCGATTTCAGTTACTACTACATGAACTTTGCCAAGGTGCCCAGTATTGACGTTTCTCGCGAAGCTGCTTTTAAGAGCGGTAAGGTTACCTATCGTGGCTTAGCTGTGGCCGACGGTAAGCCGGTACTAGCTGAAGCCTTTGTGCGCATCAGCGAGGCTGAGGCCTAGTATAGGGCAAAGAACTAGGAGGGGTGGGCCTTTGGCCCGCCCCTTCGCCTGGGTGGTGATTCTATGCTAGTAACATTAGAGGAAGCCAAACGACATCTGAGAATTGATACTGATGACGATGATGCTCAGGTCACCCTATTGATTCATGCTGCAGAAGAGTTCATTAAGAACATGACAGGACGAAGCTTTGATTCTTCTAATGCGTTGGCAAAGACGGCAGCCCTGTTCATTATTGGCGACATGTACGAGAATCGAACACTGAACACCAACAAGGTAGGCGAGAAGGTACGTGACATAGTCACCATGATCCTAACTCAGTTGAGCTTATCATATGGTGGTGAGTCGCAATGAACATCGGTAAACTGCGCCATCGCGTAACCATTCAGATGCCGGAGAAGCAGCCAGATAACCCAGATCAGCCTGTTGATGAGTTTGGTCAACCAATAGATGACTGGGTTGACGTGTGCACGGTGTGGGCTTCCATAGAGGCGTTGCGTGGCCGTGAGTATTTTACTGCCCAGCAGACGGTTGCCCAGTCAGATCACCGGGTTACTATAAGGTATCGTTCAGGGATTGAACCAGCTATGCGGCTAGTCCATGGCCAAAGGGTGTTCGATATTCAAGCAGTGCTGGATCGTGCCGGTGAGCGGCGTTGGCTAGAGCTGATCTGTAAGGAGGTGACTTGATGCCGGCAAAGATGAGGTTAGAGATACAGGGGCTGGATGAGTTGGAGCGGCGCATCAAGTCACTGCGCTCTGCGCTGGAGGCTAAGGACGTAGAGGAGATTCTGGTTAAAGGCGCCAGGCTAGTGCGTGATGATGCCAAGCGGCGTGCTCCACGGGGGCCGACCGGCAACCTGCGCAGGGGTGTGAAAGCCAAGAAGGGTAAACGCCGGGGAAAGATGTACAGCACCGCCTTTGCTGCTATGGATTATAAAGTGGCACCTCATGCTTATCTAGTTGAGTACGGTACAAGCAAGATGCGAGCACGGCCGTATTTCCGGCCGGCCGTGGATTCAATGAAGGACCAGGTAAGGCAGACGGTTCAGGCTGGCATTGATAAATTGCTGCAGGAGGCAATACGATGAGTCAGGATACAATTAGGCAAGCCTTGCTGACGTATCTTCAGTCTCACCCTGATGTTACCACCCTGGTAGGGAATAGAATT